TATCTCTCTTCTTAACGAAGGTAAATCGGCTGTTGAGAATAATTTTGCACCTGATTCATCTTCAGCTTTTGTAACAATTACCTGAAGAGCAAAGTCCAGATTACCTTCTTCCTGACCCTTGTTCATAGCTATTAGTGTACTGTTTATGGTATCTCTATCAGCTATTGTAAGAGGCGACCAAAAGATTTTTATGACTAACTCCTGACCCTTAAAGATAGAGTAACTACTACGTTCTTCGACACTAAAGGCTGCTTTTAGTTTGTCGATTGCTCTTGCTGTTGGCATAAAAAACTGTATCTATTTCTGTAGTATAACTAAAAGTATAAATTTAAGCACTCGTACCTTTGTGCATTGTATAGTTACGTTTCGGTGTAAATCCTACCATTTGGAATCCTTTATTAATGTCTTTTTCTAAAAAATTGTTCTGTAGATAAACATAATACCAAAAAGGAACATTTGGTTTGGGAGTTGTCTTTCTTTTTTCAGCAAATAAATCTTCATACATCTTTCCATCATAGGGGCTGACCATTGCATTAATTACAAATCCTGCATACTCAGCTTTGTTACCTATGTAAAGCATTTTGACTAGCGAAGTGTATATTGGCTTTTGCCTTTTTGGTG